AGACTATCAAGAACACATCTGAACAACAGTTTAAGGTTGAGTTTGAATGTGAGTTCTTAGGATCTGTTGATACTCTTATTAGTGTAGTTAAACTTAGGAATCTTGTATTTGAAGATCCAATAGAGAATAATGGAAAAGGACTTGTCCTATATGAAAGACCTGTAAAAAATAATGATTATATCATTACGGTTGACACTGCTAGAGGTATTGACCATGACTATTCATGTTTTGTAGTATTTGATATTACAACATATCCATATAAGACTGTGGCAAGGTATAGGAATAATGAGATCAAACCTATGCTGTTTCCTAATATCATAATGGATGTAGCAAGAGCGTACAATGAAGCATATGTATTGGTAGAGATTAATGACATCGGAGAGCAAGTAGCATCTATCCTTAACTACGATTTGGAATATGAAAATTTATTAATGTGTGCTATGAGAGGTAGAAATGGTCAACAAGTAGGATCAGGATTCTCTGGTAGTAGGACACAGATGGGTGTCAGAATGACACAAGCTGTTAAGAAGTTAGGTTGCTCTAACTTGAAAACCTTAATGGAAGATGATAAGATAGTAACAAATGATTACGATATCATTGCTGAACTTACTACCTTTGTTCAGAAAAAACAATCGTGGGAGGCAGAGGATGGTTGCCACGATGACCTTGCTATGTGTTTAGTCATATTCTCTTGGTTAGTAGCACAAGACTACTTTAAAGAGATGACAGATACGGATGTCCGTAAACGCATCTATGAAGAACAGAAAAATCAAATTGAGCAAGACATGGCTCCTTTTGGTTTTATTTTAGATGGTGTAGATGATGAAGATGAGTTTGTTGATGGAGAAGGTGACAGGTGGGCAAAGGTTGATGAGTATGGTGATCGTTCTTACATGTGGGAGTACAAATGAAAATTGTTATTGTTAGTGGTGGATTTGATCCTATTCATAGTGGTCACATTGCACACTTCAAAGCAGCAAAAGAACTAGGAGATATCCTAATAGTAGGATGTAACTCTGATGAATGGTTGACTAGAAAAAAAGGTAAACCCTTCATGCCAATAGAAGAGAGAATGTGTATCATCAAAGAATTATCATGTGTAGATAGTTGCGTAGCATTTAATGATGATAATAATAGTTCTATAGACCTGATTAGTAAGGTACTAGAAATATTTGATGATGTGGTGTTTGCTAATGGTGGAGATAGAACAAAGGATAATATACCAGAGATAGATGCATTTGATAAAGATCCTAGAGTGTCATTTGCATTTGGTGTAGGTGGTGAGGATAAGAAAAACTCTAGTAGTTGGATTCTGTCACAATGGACTTAGAAGATCAATTTGATACAGCAAGTTTATTATTAACAGAAAGAAGATGTAGGATTTGTGGTGTCACAAAAAACTTGATTGAAGATTTTTATATAACTCATAAAAATAGCACACATCTCCAATCATCTTATTCTTACGAATGTAAAAAATGCACAATCAATAGAATTACTAGTAGGAGAAAGAAAGATATCTGCGATTGGACATATCCAGACTGGTAGTGTGTTCATGTACTGTTTCCCCAATTAAAAGTGTCTAAACAATAAATAATCATAGACAAATTGGATTCTATTAGGGGATAATCAGATGCCACTAAATTTAGCATCTCCTGGAATTGTTGTAAGGGAAGTAGACCTAACCAACGGTAGAGTCGATGCAACATCGACAAAGACCGCTGGACTAGCCGCTCCCTTTGCTAAAGGACCAGTAGAGAGACCTCAACTCATCGAGACAGAAGCCGATCTCTTGGATACCTTTGGACAACCTTATCCTAAGGATAACCATTACGAGTATTGGTTGACTGCATCGTCTTATCTCGCATACGGTGGCGTGATGAGAGTAGTTCGTGCAGACGACGAAGAACTTAAAAATGGTTTTGTGGGAGTTGCAGCAAGCGTTAAAATCAAGTCCGTAGATGACTATGTTGACGCAGGTTACGCAGAAAATACTCTCTCAGGTGTTACATACGCAGCAAAAAATCCTGGCTCATGGTCAAACGGAATTAAGGTTGCGACCATCGACGCTTTTGGAGATCAGGTATTAAGTGGTATCGTTACTACTGATGTATTAGGATACGGTTCTACTACAGTTCCCATTGACCCAATTGATCTAAAAGTTGGTTACGCTGTTACACAGACTGTCCCTGCAGGAACTGTTATCGCAGGAGCTGGTAGCACTAGCATTTTAGATGGTTTCTTAAAAGGTATCATCACCGAGATTGGTAACTCTACAATCACTGTTAAGGTGGTATCACATGTCTCTGGCATGGGCACTGAGACTGCTGTTGACTATCAACAGGCAGGTACTTATCAGTTCTCTGAGACTGGAAACCTTGGTATTCATACTAACGAGTCTAGAAGATATGGTAGTTGGAGAGGTCTTCCAGCAAACGAATACAGTGGTTTAACCACTTACACAGGATCTGTAGACTGGTTTGATCAACAAGTTATTAGTCTTAGCAACGGTTCAACCGTTAAGTGGAATCAGATTGCGGAGAGACCTGGCACATCATCTTATGCTGCTCAAAGAAACTCAAGATTTGACGAGGTTCATGTTGTTGCATATGACGATACTGGAACTTTAACTGGTAACTCTGGAACTATTCTAGAGAAACACACTAGTCTCTCTAAAGCAAAGGATGCTTTATATTCAGCAGGTGCTCCTGCATACTGGAGAAAGGTTATCGAAGTTGGTTCACCAAACCTATTTGCTGGTGGTGCTCCTGCTGGTATCACATCTACAGGTTTCGCTGATGATGGTTGGGATACATTTGGTGATGGTGGATGGGATCAGAATACTGAGAACATCTCCTTCAGTTGTATTGGTAACTATGTCAAGATCCTTGGAGGTGGTAAAGACTATAATGGTATTTCTACCATTACTGAGTCTGGTGCTCTTAACCTTGATATTGGTGCTCTTTCAGAAGCATATGACTATCTTAGAGACCCTGATCTTTTTGATATTGACTTCTTACTTCTTGGTAATGCCGCTCATGGTAAACATGAAACACAAGCATTATCTAATAAACTGATTGAAATTGCAGAATTTAGAAAGGATTGCGTCGCATTCCTCTCACCATTCAGAGGATCATTCTTGACTCCTACTGGTAGTGGAGAGTCACTACAATTAAATGTAGACACTGTGACTGACAACATTGTTAGTTACTACTCACCAATCACATCAAGTTCTTACGCGGTTCTTGACAGTGGTTACAAGTACATGTATGACAGGTTCAATCAGCAATTCCGTTACATTCCAATGAACGGAGATATCGCTGGTACATGTGCTAGAAACGATATCAACAACTTCCCTTGGTTCTCACCAGGCGGAACAGCAAGAGGTGCTATCTTAAATGCTGTAAAACTAGCATACGCTCCTAACAAAGTACATAGAGATAAACTCTATTCTAATCGAATCAACCCTATCATCTTCTCACCTGGTGCAGGAATTATCCTCTTCGGTGATAAGACTGGATTAGGTAGGTCTTCTGCCTTTGACAGAATCAATGTTCGCAGACTGTTTATCTTCCTTGAGAAGGCAATCGCTGCAGCAGCAAAAGATGTGCTCTTTGAGTTCAACGACGAGATTACTAGAATTAATTTCATCAACATTGTTGAACCATTCCTCCGTGATGTGCAGTCAAAACGAGGTATTCAAGATTTCGTCGTTATTTGCGATGAGACCAATAACACCCCTGCTATCATTGACAGCAACGAGTTTGTTGCTGACATCTACATCAAACCCGCAAGATCCATTAACTTTATCGGTCTTACATTTGTTGCTACTCGCACAGGTGTATCATTTGACGAAGTTATTGGTAAGGTCTGATTTAATTAACTAAACCTACAGGTATAAGACCAATGGCAATCAATCAACAGAATCCACCAAAGACTTCTGAACGCACTATCGACAAGTTTAAGTCGAGGTTGACTGGTGGAATTGCAAGACCTAACCTGTTTGAGGTGGTTCTTGCGTATCCAGACGGAGCTGTAGATTCCTCAGTTGCTGACATTGATCCAAAATCAAGATTCCTTGTCAAAGCAGCAAATCTTCCAGCATCCAACATTGCTCCCATTAGCGTTCCATTTAGAGGGAGACAACTTAAAATTGCAGGAGATAGAACATTCGATGAGTGGCAGATTACTGTCATCAACGATACTGATTTTGCAATCCGCACTTCCATGGAAAGATGGATGAACAGCATCGCTAAGGTGTCTGACAACTCTGGTAATATTAATCCTGAGGACTACACTAAAGATGCCTATGTCTACCAGTTAGGTAGAGCTGCAGTTGGTGCTGGTTCAGATCAAGGATCTGGAGAAAATATGCCTGTTCTCAGGACTTATAAATTCTACAGTATCTTCCCAACTAATGTTTCTGCTATCGATCTTTCATACGATTCTTCAGATGCAATTGAAGAATTTACAGTAACCTTCCAAGTCCAATGGTGGGAAGCTGCTGGAAATGGTGGTACTGTTGCTTGATAAATAGATAAGATCAAGTATTTTTTTAATAATGGCCAAACTTTTTGGATTTTCTATTGAAGACAATGACGACCTTGCTAAAGGCGTAGTTTCCCCCATCCCGCAAACAGGCGAGGATGGGGTTGACTATTATATTCAAAGTGGATTTTCCAGTCAAGTTATTGACCTTGAAGGGATATATAAGGATGAACATCAATCAATTAAAAAATATAGAGAGATGGCTCTCCACCCTGAGGTGGACAATGCTGTAGAAGATATTGTTAATGAAGCAATTGTAAGCGATACTAATGATAGTCCTGTTGAGATTGACTTAGAAAATCTTAGAGCGTCTGATGGGATTAAAAATAAAATTAGAGATGAGTTTAAACACATCAAAGATCTGTTAGATTTTGATTCTAAATCACATGAGATTTTTAGAAATTGGTATGTTGATGGTAGACTTTATTACAACAAAGTAATCGATATTAAAAATCCTCAGGATGGTATACAGGAGTTAAGATATATCGATCCTATGAAGATGCGTTATGTGCGTAAGGAGCAAAAGAAAAAGGACGAGAGAGGAGATCTTTTTAATACTAGTCAAGTACATCAATCAGATAAAGTATTTTTCCCTAAGATTGAAGAATACTTCATGTATACTCCAACTCCTAGATACCCTACCAATATGGTACAGGGTAGTGCTGCTAGTATGACGGGAGTTAAGTTAGCAAAAGATTCTATTACATATTGCACATCTGGTTTAGTAGATAGAAACAAAGGCACTTGTCTTTCATATCTACACAAAGCAATTAAGTCACTTAATCAATTGCGTATGATTGAAGATAGTCTTGTTATCTACAGATTATCTCGTGCTCCAGAAAGAAGAATTTTTTACATTGATGTTGGTAATCTTCCCAAGATTAAAGCGGAACAATATCTAAGAGATGTGATGTCTCGATATAGAAATAAATTAGTATATGATTCTAAAACAGGTGAGACAAGAGACGATAAAAAATACATGTCCATGCTTGAAGATTTTTGGTTGCCTAGAAGAGAGGGTGGTAGAGGCACAGAAATTACAACATTACCAGGCGGACAAAATCTTGGTGAGTTAGCAGACATCGAATATTTCCAATCTAAGTTATACAGATCCTTGGGTGTGCCTGAGTCTAGAATTGCTGGATCAGGAGATGGATTTAACCTTGGTCGTAGTTCAGAAATTTTAAGAGATGAACTTAAGTTTAGCAAGTTTGTAGGTAGACTACGCAAACGCTTTAGTAAGATTTTCTTAGATATGTTGAGGACTCAATTGTTGCTCAAGAATGTTGTCACTCCTGAGGATTGGGAGATTATGTCTGAGCATATTCAGTTTGATTTTATCTACGACAATCATTTTGCAGAACTTAAAGATAAAGAATTAATGGAAGGTCGTTTAGGTCTTCTTGGTATGGTAGAACCTTATGTTGGTAGATACTATTCTACAGAATATATTAGAAGACAAGTCTTGCGTCAAAGAGATCAAGAGATTGTAGAAATTGATCAACAAATTGAAGATGAAATTGCTAAAGGTATCATTCCAGATCCTAATCAAATGATGCTTGAATTAGAGCAGGGTGCCGCAATGGGACTAGATCCAACGCAACAAGGTGCGGATCCAAATGGTCAAGTTCCTGCACAACCTGCTAAACCTACGCTACCTCAACCAGGCGTGGGAGAGGGAGAGATATAAATAAATTATATCAGTAACTTTAATTATGATGGAAGAACTCGTCAACATGATTGCGACAGATGCTTCTGCCGCAGATATTAGCGATCAGATCAAAGATGTGCTTTTTGCAAAATCAGCAAAAAGAATCGATGAACTGCGACCTCATGCAGCTGAAGATCTATTTGGATCACAAGAAGTAGAGGTAGACGATACCGATACTGTTGATACTGTAGAAGATCAACCTCAAGAGGAACCAACTGATGTCTAGAATTTTACTTCTCGGTTCAGATGAAGTTTCAGTGCCAACTACTGCTGGTACTGGAGTGAGTTTTACTCAAGCAACTTGTGTTCGTCTATATAATGCTAACGCTGCTGACAGAGTGATTACTGTTCAAGAAACTAGAGGTGGCACAGGAGTGGGATCATTCACACTCAAAGCAGGCACTTCTGAGATTCTAGAAAAACAAGCAGCATACACAGTATTTGCTAGTGGTGCTGATGTTAAAGGTGTTAAAGTAGGCTTTACTGGCTAATCAAATGAAACTAATTACAGAACAACTTGATGATGTAGAAGTTATCGTTGAAAATCGCAACGGTAAAAAATCTATGTTTATCGAGGGTATCTTCTTACAAGGAGATATTCAAAACCGTAATGGTCGTATGTACCCCATGAATACTCTCCGCAAGGAAGTTCATAGGTACAATGAGAGTTTTGTAAATTCTGGTCGTGCAGTTGGAGAACTCGGTCATCCCGAAGGTCCTACTGTAAATTTAGATAGAGTCTCTCATAAAATTATTTCACTTAAAGAAAGTGGATCTAATTTTATTGGTAAAGCAAAACTGCTCAACACTCCCATGGGCAAGATCGCTCAAAATTTAATTGATGAGGGTGTAAGATTAGGAGTTTCTTCTCGTGGTCTTGGTACTCTTACTGTAAATAATGAAGGGTGTAAAGTTGTCTCAGATGATTTTATGCTCGCAACTGCTGCTGATATTGTAGCAGATCCTTCTGCACCTGACGCTTTTGTTCAGGGTATTATGGAAGGTAAAGACTGGGTTTGGGATGGTGGAGTTGTAAGAGAGCAACTCGCACACAAGACCTATAGAAAGGTAAATACCCTAGTTGATAATAAACAACTTGAAGAGAATAAACTTGGATTATTCCAATCATTCTTATCAAATCTCTAATAATTTATAAATAAACATAGATTACTACTAATATCTATTCGGAGTAAATCACAAATGGCCGCTAAGGAACTTAAGGAAATGGAAAATCCTGTAACAAGGGGTGCGAAATCTGGCGATCCTATGAAGAAAGTTGATGATTCCACTAGTCCTGGAGCATCGGCATCTTATGAGGATCTCGGAGGTCCAACACCTCAGAACTACAAATCCACAGACGACTCTGCCAAGGTAAAAGAGGCAGGTGTCAAAACTGTTAAAGACATCGTAAATCGTGGTGCAGGTAAAGCTGACGCGATGCAATCGATTGGAACTGAAGTGTTGAAGCAAGGTGACAATGTTGACGCAGATGAGTCTGCTGAGGTTGTTGCTGAAGAACCCGCAAACGAGGAAACTACCGTGGATGAGCCTACAGTAAATGTAGAAGAAGATCTCGCAGCTCTCTTCGGTGGTGAAGAACTTTCTGAAGAGTTCCAAAACAAGGCAAAGACCATCTTCGAGGCAGCAGTTAACTCTAAGGTTAACGCTATCAAAGAAGAGATGGCAACCGAATACGAACAGACTTTGACTGAGCACCTTCAAGGTGTTAAGTCCGAGCTCATTGAGCGTACCGATGCATACCTTGAGTATGTGTCAGATGAGTGGCTCAAGGAGAACGCTCTTCAAGTTGAACATGGCTTGAAGACCGAAATGACCGAATCATTCCTTGAAGGAATGAAGAGTCTTTTTGAAGATCATTATGTGTCAATCCCTGAAGATAAATATGATGTGCTGGAAAGCATGGTCAATAAACTAGATGATATGGAGAACAGGCTGAACGAGCAACTAGAGAAGAATGTCTCCCTCAATAAGCGTCTTGGCGATTCTACAGCTGATGGAATTTTCCGTGACATTGCCGAAGGACTTGCTGAGACTCAAAAGGAGAAATTACAGACTTTAGCTGAAGGCGTTGAGTTTGAAGGTGAAGAAGAATACCGTGAGAAGTTGATTACTCTTAAGGAATCTTATTTCCCTAGTGGTAAGACAACTCAGGTTTCCGCTAAATCAGAAACCCTTTCGGAGGGTATTACAAATGGAGATCCAGTTGATGTTTCAGCATCAATGAGCAATTATCTCCAAGCTCTAAAATTGGGCAAAAAATAATCCTGCAAACTCTCAATACACACTAAAATGTACAACGCAGAACAAATTATGGAGAAGTGGGCACCACTTCTCGATGCTGAAGGCGTAGATCCTATTAAGGACGCACACCGTCGTTCAGTAACCGCCGTTCTCCTAGAGAACCAAGAAAAATTCCTCAAAGAGCAAGCTGCCTTTGAAAACGGAACCTCAATGCTAACTGAAGCAGCACCTACCAACTCTGGTAATGCTGTTGGTGCCTCAGGTGCCTTCAGTGGTACGGCAACTGCCTCAGGACCTGTAGCAGGTTTCGACCCAGTTCTTATCAGTTTAATCCGTCGTTCAATGCCTAACCTCGTTGCATACGAGTTAGCAGGTGTTCAACCAATGAACGGACCTACTGGTTTGATCTTCGCAATGAGATCACGCTACACAGATCAGTCTGGTACTGAAGCATTCTTCAACGAACCCGATTCAGCATTCTCTGCTAATAAGGCAGGAACCAATGTTGGTCAAACAACTCAAGGTGATTACACTGCTGCTGCCGATGATGACGGTACAGTTGGTTTCGGTTCTACTGGAGTTCAGCGTGGTACTAACCCTGCTATTCTTGAGAACAATGCTTCTGATGCTGTTCAGGCACAGTACAGTATTGGTCAAGGTATGGCAACTGGTGACTCTGAAGCATTAGGCGACG